CCACACATCATCAGGTCTTACAACTGCAACAGTAACTCCAACTTCAGTTTCTGACTGGTACAATACACAAAATGTATTGGATATTGCAAAAGGAGATTATACTACAGTTTCTTGGAGAAGTATTGCTACTAAACCAAGAACTAATGCATATGTAACAGAAAGAAATGGTGGAAATGATGCATTCCACGTTGTAGTTGTTGATAGTAAAAAAGTTGGAAATGTTTCTGGAAATCCACAATCACTTTTAGAAAAATTCCTTAATCTTTCCAAAGCATCTGATACTGCAATTTCACCTTCACAGAAAGTTTATTATAAAGATTATCTTGCACTGAATTCTAACTACATTTATCCAGGTGCATCTATTGGAGATACTGCAGATACTTATTGGAAAGTTACTCCAGTTTCAGTTAAATTTTCTTCAGGATTTACTGCACAATCCACAACATTAGGTGGTTGGGGAAATACTGCAGAAGGAACTACTTTTAATTCAGTAGGAAATGTTTCCTATAATTTAACTGGAGGTCAAGATTATAGTGGAGTTGGTAACATTGGAGGTTTCCAAGTATCATTAACTGACATTTCTAATGCTTATGATAAACTTTCTAATGCAACAGAAGTTCCTCTTAATTTCCTACTTCAAGGAAGCACTGCATTAGGTAAAGAAGAAGAGCAAGCAAAGGCAAATAAATTAATCAGTATTGCAGAATCAAGAAAAGATTGTATTGCATTTATTTCTCCAGATAGAGCATCAGTTGTTAATGTTTCTTCAGCAGCAACACAACTTGCAAATGTTCTTTCATTCTTCTCCCCACTGACTTCTTCATCTTATGCAGTATTTGATAGTGGATACCAGTATGTTTATGACAGGTTTAATCAGCAGTTTGCTTATATGCCTTGTTCTGCTGATGTTGCTGGTATTTGTGCAAGAACTGACATTGATCAATTCCCTTGGTATTCACCTGCAGGTAAGACAAGAGGAACCTTGAAGTTCCCAATTAAACTTGCATACAATCCAGGTCAAAATGATAGGGATCAACTTTATTCACAAAGAATTAATCCTATCATTTCATCTCCTGGTTCAGGAATCATTCTTTTTGGTGATAAAACTGCACTTTCTTATCAATCTGCTTTTGATAGAATTAATGTTAGAAGGCTCTTCATTACTCTTGAGCAAGCAGTTAAAGGAGCAGCAGATGCTCAACTCTTTGAATTTAATGATGCTACTACAAGAGCAAACTTCATTAATATTGTTGAACCATACTTAAGAGATGTTCAAATTAAGAGAGGAATCACTGACTTCCTCTTGGTTTGTGATGAAACAAACAACACCCCTGATGTAATTGATAGAAATGAATTCATTGCTGATATCTATGTGAAACCAGCAAGATCAATCAACTTTATTGGTCTCACCTTTGTTGCTACCAGGACTGGGGTTTCATTTGAAACAGTTGTAGGAACAGTTTAATTTAATCAGGAGAAACTAAAATGGCTATTAATTTTCAAGACAGAACTATTGATGCCTTTAAGACTAAACTTAAAGGCGGTGGTGCTCGTAGTAACTTATTTGAAGTAAGTTTTGGATCAGAGCAAGGTGGACTTCCAGGCACAACTGCAACATCCACAGGAGCAACAAACTCAGTATTTTCTCAATTAGGTGTTACTTTTGATAATAATGATCTGATGCTTATTAAAGCAGCAGGTATGCCTGCATCAACTCTTACAGAAATCCCAGTTCCTTTTAGAGGTAGAACCCTTAAAATTGCTGGTGATAGAACCTTTGATACTTGGACAATCACAGTTATTAATGATACAGATTTCAAATGGAGAAGCTTCTTTGAAAGATGGGTCAATTATATTGTCAAAACTTCTGATGGATCTGGTACTATTACCCCAGTAGAATATATGGCTGATATGAATGTTTCTCAACTTTCAAGAGGTCCTGGTGTTGCTTCTAATGTAACCAATACTGGACAAATTGAAACTTTGAGAAAGTATGTTGTTAAGGGAGTATTTCCAACTGCAGTTTCTGCTATTGACCTTTCTTATAATAATGAAAATGAAATTGAAGAATTTACTGTAGATCTTCAAGTTCAATACTGGGAAGCATTTACTGGAACTAATGTTTCTGACATCATCTAAATAGTACATAGTTTAAAATTATACGATGGCAAGACTTTTTGGGTTTTCAATTGATGATGAAAGTACTAAATTACCTAAAAGTGCATTATCCCCCATCCCCGAAAACAACGAGGATGGGGCTGATTATTATCTAACCAGTGGATTTTATGGACAATATGTAGATATTGAAGGTGTATTCAGAAATGAATATGACCTGATTAAAAGATATCGTGAAATGTCCCTTCACCCAGAATGTGATAGTGCAATTGAAAATGTTGTTAATGAAGCAATTGTTAGCGACTTAAATGATTCTCCAATTGAAATTGAATTAAGTAATCTTAATGCCAGTGATGGATTAAAGAAAATCATTAGAGAAGAATTTAAATTTATTAAAGATATGATGGATTTTGATAAAAAATCCCACGAAATCTTTAAGAATTGGTATATTGATGGACGTCTTTTATATCATAAAGTAATTGATCTTAAGAAACCAGAAGAAGGTATTATAGACATTAGATATGTAGATCCCCTCAAAGTTAAGTTTATGAGGGTTGAAAAAAAATCTGGAATAGAAACAAGCAAAGGATTTAATTTAGATTCAAAAAATCCAAGTGCATTTTTTGAACCAGAAATTGAAGAATATTTCATTTATTATCCAGCATCCAGTATTCAAAAATATGCTGCAAGTAATAAAGGTATTCAAATAGCAAAAGATGCTATGACCTATGTTACTTCAGGTCTTGTAGATAGAAATAGACAACTTACATTATCATATCTTCATAAAGCAATTAAAGCACTCAATCAATTAAGAATGATTGAAGATGCTTTGGTTATCTATAGAATTTCACGTGCTCCAGAAAGAAGAATTTTCTATATTGATGTAGGCAATCTTCCTAAGGTTAAGGCAGAACAATACCTGCGTGATGTTATGAACAGGTATAGAAATAAACTTGTTTATGATGCAAATACTGGTGAAATGCGTGATGATCGTAAGTTTATGAGTATGATGGAAGATTTTTGGCTTCCAAGAAGAGAAGGTGGTCGTGGTACAGAAATCACTACTCTTCCAGGTGGTCAAAATCTTGGAGAACTTGCTGATGTTCAATATTTCCAAAAGAAACTTTTCAGAGCACTTAATGTTCCAGAATCAAGAACTGCATCAGATGGTGGTTTTAACTTAGGACGTTCATCAGAAATCTTAAGAGATGAATTAATGTTTGGTAAGTTTGTTGGAAGATTAAGAAAAAGATTTAGTCAACTCTTCCACGATATTCTCAAAACACAATTAATTCTTAAAAATATTGTTACCCCAGAAGATTGGGAAAGAATGAGTGATCATATTCAATATGATTACTTGTATGATGGGCATTTTGCAGAACTTAAAGAAACTGAATTAATGAACGAAAGGATTAATTTAGCAGCAGCAGTTCAACCATATATTGGCACATATTACTCTAAAGATTATGTAAGAAGGAAAGTTCTGAGACAAACTGATCAAGAAATTGTAGATCAAGATAAGTTAATTGCTAAAGAAATTAAAGATGGTGAATATGCAGATCCTAAAGAAAATCCTCCAATGGGTCCAGGTGGATCTCCAATTTTACCTGTGTCTGTAGATCAACAAATGCAAATGTTAGGACAAGTTCCTATGGAACCTGGATTGGAAGATCAAGGTGCATCTACTGATGCTCAAGCATCCGCAGCAACTAAAATCAATACTAAATCTGCAGAGATATAAATACTTCTATAAAAATTGAGGACTTTTTATGGATCCTAATTATGATTTGTTGGATATTTTAATGACTGATAATTCTGCAGAACAAGCTTCTGATAAAATTAAAGAAATTCTTTATACTAAATCTGCAGAAAAAATCAACTCATTAAGACCTGTAGTTGCACAAGCGATGTTTGGTGATCAAGAATACCAAGAATCAGAGGAAAGTTGATGGCGTTAAAAGTTATTCAAAGCATATCATCTGGAATTGTTACAGGAATAAGCACAAGTACTCCAATTGAATTGAACACTGGTTATTTGAGATTGACTCCAAGTACACTTTGTTGCGTTAGGGTTGATGGAAATCCAGTTGCTACTGGGGATGATTTTTATCTTCCAGCAAACACCAGTGAAATTTTGAAACAAAGAGTTGCAAGACAAAAAATTGTTGGCATTACTACAGGAACTTCAACAAGAATTTCCTTTGGTGAAAATGCAGGCAATGCATTTATTGTTGGAGATTATGTAACTATTGGAGGTGCTGCTCCTTCAGGAATTAATACAACCCACAACTTAGTTACTGCAGTAGCAGAAAATCCTCTTACTGGACAAAGCACCATTACTATTAATTTTAATAGTTCTTCAGTTTCTGGAATTATTACAACCACTAATGCTTATGCTGCAAGAAGTGTGAAAGTTTCTTCTTATGGTGCAGGTTCTGGTTATTTGTATATTTCAGAAGTCCAAATAGCATCACAGGCATAAACAAATGAAACTCATCACAGAAGAGATAGAATCAGTAGAAATCATTACTGAAGAAAACAATGGTAAACAAACCCTGTATATTACAGGACCATTTCTTCAGGCTGAAGTAACCAACAGAAATGGAAGGTGCTATCCTTTCCAAATTTTGGAAAGAGAAGTCAAGAGATATAATGATACATTCATTAAGAATGGTCGTGCTCTTGGTGAACTTGGACACCCAGATGGACCTACTGTTAACTTAGATCGTGTTTCTCATATGATTACTGATCTTCGTTCTGAAGGTCATAACTTTGTTGGTAAGGCAAAGATTCTTGATACTCCTATGGGAAATATTGCTAAATCTCTTCTTGGTGAAGGTGTAAAACTTGGAGTTTCTTCAAGAGGTATTGGATCTCTTGTTGAAAAAAATGGCGTTAAATATGTTGCTGATGACTTTATGTTAGCAACTGCTGCCGATATTGTTGCAGATCCTTCTGCTCCAGATGCTTTTGTTCAAGGAATTATGGAAGGCAAGGAATGGGTTTGGGAAGGTGGCATTCTTAAAGAAAAGGCTGCTCATCAAACTAAAAAACTTGTTGAAAGATATGCAAAGCAGAGAAAGTTAAGTGAGAATAAAAAACTTGATCTGTTAAATCAATATCTTTTAAATCTTTAAATTATAAATAAATATAGAATAAATTAAAAAAACAAAAGATTTTATTCGGAGAATACAAATGAGCGCTGGTAGCAATTTACAAGAAATGGAAGTATCTACTAAAAAATCCGTCACTGCTGTTAATAGTGGTGCAAAACCTGCAGAATCAAGACCAAGTTTTGATCCTAAGGTAGAAGGACAATCAGGTTCTTGGGAAGACCTTGGTGGTCCTACTCCAACAGGAGAAAATTCACCTCTTGGAGATTCCAATAAACTCAAAACTCCTGGAGCAACCCTCAAGGCAGTAAGAAATGTAGTCAACAAAGGAGCTAAAGCTGCTGATGCTATGCCTGCTAAGATTGTGGGCAAGCAAGCAAGCTATGGTGAAGATGTTGAATCTGATGAGGAGTTGATTGAAGAAACTGAAGAGGATGTAGTTTCAGAAGCTGCTGAAGAAGAGAAGAAAGAAGAAAAGAAAGAAAAGAAAGAAAAGAAAGAAGATGGTGAAGAGGAAGATGATGATGAAGAAGATGATATGGATGAATCATTTGAAATGGACTTTTCGGAAGATGTAACTGCTCTTGTTGGTAGTGAAGATCTTTCAGAAGAGTTTAAAGATAGAGCAGCACTCATCTTTGAATCTGCAGTAAGAGCAAAGATTTCAGAAATCAAAGAATCTCTGGAAACTAAGTTCAATAATGCATTAGTAAAAGAAGTTACTGCTATTAAAGAAGAGTTAACTCAAAGAGTTGATTCTTATCTTGAGTATGTTTCCGAAGAGTGGGTTGATGAAAACGCTCTTCAGATTGAAAGTGGTCTTAAGGGTGAACTCTCTGAGTCATTCATGACTGGCCTTAAGTCACTTTTTGAAGAACATTATGTAGAAATCCCTGAAGATAGATATGATGTGTTAGAAAATATGGTCATGAGATTAGATGAAATGGAAGAAAAACTCAACGAACAAATCGAAAGAAATGTTCAGTTAAACCATAGACTTAGCGAAGCTGTAAGTGATACCATTTTTAATGATGTTACTGAAGGGTTAGCTTTAACTCAGAAAGAAAAACTTGCAGGTCTTGCTGAGAGTGTTGAGTTTGAAAGTGAATCAGAATATCGTGAGAAACTGGAAGCTCTGAAGGAATCTTATTTCCCAAGAAATCCAGGTTCTTCAAAAGGAGAAATGCTGTCTGAGCAAGCACAAGAAGATTATGGAAATGCTATGAATGCTTACTTGAGAGCAGTGACTAAGTTCTCTAAGTGAAAACTCTTATATAATAAATACATTTAGTTAAAAACAACACTTTAACAAGACAAACAAGGAGAAAAGCAAATGTTCCTTTCAGAACAATTGCAGAAGAAGTGGGAACCTCTCTTAGAAGCACAAGGTCTTGATCAAATCACAGACCCTTATAAGAAAGCAGTTACCGCTGTTCTGCTCGAAAACCAAGAAAGATTTTTAAATGAGGAAAGAGGATTCCTCTCAGAAACCCCAGGTGGTTCATATGCTAGCTACAATGGAGCTGGTGGAGCTGCTGGTTTTGGTGGTGGATATGGTGCCTCTGGAAACCCAGCTGCAGGTCCTGTAGCAGGTTTCGATCCAGTTCTGATCTCATTGATCAGACGTTCAATGCCTAACCTCGTTGCTTATGATTTGGCTGGTGTTCAGCCTATGAATGGTCCTACTGGACTTATCTTTGCAATGAGAAGCAGATATGTAGATCAACAAGGTAATGAAACCTTCTTCAATGAAGTTGATACTGCATACTCTGGTCAAGATACTGGATACAACACCACTACTGGTGATTACACTGGTGGTTCTGATGATGGTGCATCTGTAGGTTTTGGTACAACTGGATTTACTGGTGGTGGTACTGCTGCTGGTGATAATCCTGCTGACCTCAATGCTGCTGGTGCAACTGGACGTGAGTATAGAGTTGGACAAGGTATGTCCACCTATGATGCCGAAAACCTTGGACAAGGTGATGGCAATCAGTTCAACCAAATGGCTTTCAGTATTGAGAAACTCTCAGTTACTGCAAAGTCAAGAGCACTGAAAGCAGAATACACTCTGGAACTGGCACAAGACCTCAAGGCTATTCATGGTCTTGATGCTGAAGCTGAGTTGGCAAACATTCTGTCTTCAGAAATCCTTGCTGAAATCAACAGAGAAGTCATCAGAACCATCTACAAGATTGCTGAGCCTGGTGCTCAAGCTAATGTTGCTAATGCTGGTTTCTTTGACCTTGATGTTGACTCAAATGGTAGATGGTCTGTTGAGAAGTTCAAAGGACTTCTGTTCCAGATCGAAAGAGATGCTAATGCTATTGCATACAGAACTCGTAGAGGGAAGGGCAACACCATCCTCTGCTCATCTGATGTTGCTTCAGCACTGACCATGGCTGGGTTGCTTGATTACACCCCTGCACTCAATGCTAACTTGAATGTTGATGATACTGGCAACACTTTTGCTGGTGTTCTCAATGGTAAGTTCAAGGTTTACATTGACCCATATTCTGCTAACCTTGCTGCAACTCAATACTATGTTGTAGGTTACAAGGGAACCAATCCTTATGATGCTGGTCTGTTCT